ACCACAGTATTTGAAAGTTCACCAAGCAAGCCAGTCATTTTAGATTTAACTTTAGACCTAATAGACAATATGCTTATTGTTAAACCGCCACAAGAAGATGTGCTGCAAAAAGAAGAAAGTACCATATCTTCTGACAATGTTTTGGATGTGGACTTTTTGGAGTTTGATGGTCTTGATGCTGACTACTTTGCAAAGGATGAGCTAGAGTTTACTGAACTTGATATTAACTTTCTTGATGTAAATTTCTTTGAGGATTTATTAAAAATTATTGACGAGTTAGACAAGCTTAATGAGGATGATCTCAATCAAGAACAAACAATAACAAGGGTAACTGGTACCAAAGTCGGACAAGATACTGAAACGCAAATTATTACTTTAGTCCAAGGTGAAATTATTTCATTGCGTAGACAAGTTGAACAATCAGCACAAGTTGATTTAAACTCTAGTCAGGGGTACACAGTTATATTTATACAGAATGGTGTATCTAATACTGTTAAGATTAATGGTGGTGGTGATTCAGTGATAAAAATTAGTCAAGGCTCATGAAAAAAACGCTTATATTCTTAGCACTTATGTTTGGCTTATCATTGCCTATGGTATATCAGACAACACCTTACCAAACTTTAAAGCTTAAAACATTTGATGCATTAATTCCTAAACAAGAGCCTACTGGATTTTTTACAATACTAAATATCACAGAAGAAGATGTTATTAACGAGGGTGGCTATCCTTTCCCAAGATCAAAACTCGCAGAGATACAAAAAAAACTTTATGGCAATGGTGCTATCGGTGTTGGTTGGGTCATAGCTTTTACTGAAAAAGATCGTTTCGGTGGAGATGTAGATTTTACTATGTCAATGCGTATGACCGTTCCTACTGTCTTAGCTATGTTTAACAATGAAAGCAATGATTATCCACCAACTACAGGCACTGTTATTTTAGGAGAAAATATACAAGGCATAAAAGCTAATGGTGTAAGACAAAACATACCTATGTTTCAAACATCAGCTTCACAAGGTGTAGCTTCTGCACCTACTGAGGTTGATAATTTAGTCAGGCAGATACCTTTGCTTATGCAAACACCTGACGGATGGGTAGCTTCTTTTGGAACTGAGGTTTTAAAATCTTTAGCAAAACAAAAAAGCTACATAATTAAAGGCTCAGAAAATGGCATAGAAGAAATAGCAGTAAAAGGTATACCACCAACCAAACTAGACAAGTATGGTAGACAATGGATAAGTTGGGTTGATACTCCACAAACCACACTGCAAGAAATGGATGTTAAGGGCAAGTTTGTTTTTGTTGGTGTAACTGCTAAAGGAGTAATGCCACAAATAGCAACACCAGTTGGACTTTTAGAACCACATAAAATACAGGCAGCATTGTCAGAATCAATATTGATTGAAGATAGTTTATATGTACCTAACTGGAATTTAACAGCAGAATTAGTCATTTTTATTGTTTTAGGCTCACTGACATGGCTTGTATTGAACGCTTTGGGTATAACTGGTGGTTTACTATTAGCCATAATATTACACTTCCTAGTGGCTTTTATAGGTTTTTATCTAATATCAAAAGGTATGTTGATTGACACTATGTGGTCTCTAATTTCAGGTTTTATTATTGCATCAACTGCTTTTTATTTGAGATTTAGAGAACAATATAAATTAAGACAACAAATCAAAAAACAATTTGAGCATTACTTGGACCCAAGACAAGTAAAAGAATTGCAAAAGAATCCTGACCTACTAAAACTTGGTGGAGAAAAAAGAACTTGCACATTCCTCTTTACCGATCTCAGAGGTTTTACAGCAATGTCAGAAAAAGTTACGCCTGAGGAAGTTACAGAAATAATGAATAGAGTGTTAACAGTTCAACAAAATTCAGTGCAAGCATATGGTGGAATGGTAGATAAATATATTGGGGATGCAATGATGGCTATATTTAATGCCCCTTTGGATTTGAAAAATCATAGTAAAGTAGCAATAGATTGTGCTGTAGATATAAAGCGTAGAATTATAGAGCTTAACAATGAGTTGGGAAATGAAGGCAAACCTGCTATAGCTATAGGCATAGGAATAAATAGTGGTGAAGCAATCATAGGAAACATGGGTTCAGAAAATAGGTTTGATTATACAGCTATTGGTGATGCTGTTAATATTGCAGCTAGATTAGAAAGTGCAACAAAAGAAAGAGGAGTTGATATTTTAATTGGACAGCAAACAGAAGCATATAGTGGATATCACCTAAAAATTCTTGAGCCTATTGAGGTTAAAGGCAAATCAAAACCATTAAAAATATTTACATGGAAAGACAAACAATATTTACAAAAATAATAAGATATTTTAGACCTCGTTATCAAGTGCGTGTGTCTTTTAACAAAGAGTATGGCGATTCTGATGATAAAATATACATTGCCAAAAAAGTTATAAAACAAAAAGAAAATCATTTAAAGTTTCGTGATCTAAATAATAAAACTATAGAATACAGAAGTGCAGGTGGTTTAAATTACATAATAGAGGATATGTAATGCAACAATTATTAATAGGAGTGATATTGGTCTTAGGTGCTGCAACTTATTATTTGCATAGTCAAAATCAAATACTACAAGCTAACAACTCAGCATTAGAAGGTGCAGTTGCAACCCAAGAAGAAGCTATTAAAAACATACAAGCTGACTTTGAAATTCAAACTCAACAAATGAATGAGTTGAGTTTAAAAAGCCAAGCAGCACAAAGAGAGCTTAATAGATACACACAGTTTATACAGAACTATGAACTGACTGCTAAAATTTTAACTGACCCTATAGAAATGCAGAGGAAAATAAATAATGGTACAAAACATATCATGGAAGACATTGAGAAAATCAGCGACACTGTTGATAGTCTTGATGATGGCTTGCAGTTGCAGTCTGCTACCAACTAAAAAAATAGAAGTTTCAGCAAAACCTCTAGAAAGGCAGATAGTACAACCTATTATGCCTAGAGAGATAGACTTGAAACAACCACAATGGATAGCTGTCACACCTGATAATTGGGAAGAACAATTAGCTTTAATTGAGGAGCAAGAAGGTGAGTTGGTGTTCCTTGCAATGACCATTCCTGACTATGAAGTCATGGCATACAATATGCAAGAGATCAAAAGATACATCACAGAACTTAAAGATGTGGTCGTTTATTATAGAAAAGTAACCACAGAAAACCTTTCAAAAGAAGATTAAATCTGATAGCCTTAAATTTTTCATATAGGAGAATAATATGGGAATGATATTTGAGTGGATTGGTATTATTACCACAGTAGTAACATTGGCTTCTATTGTGTGTGCTTTAACACCAACACCAAAGGATGATAAATTGTTAGGCAAACTCTACAAATTTGTAGAATTACTTGCTATTAACATTCTAAAAGCTAAACAGTAAAAGCAAAGGTGCAAAAGCACCTATTTAATTTTATGGCAACAATCACACCATTCGTTTATAACGCAATACTTGAAAGAGTCGTGGATGGTGACACTATTGATGTTACTCTTGACTTAGGTTTTTCAGTCCATTTAAAAAAACAACGCTGCAGGTTGGCAGGAATTGATACGCCTGAGTCAAGAACTCGTAACCTAGAAGAAAAAGCACTTGGTCTAAAAGCAAAAGAAAGATTAAAAGAACTTTGTGTAGGTTCATTTAAGATTCAATCGTTTGGAAAGGGTAAGTATGGCAGAATACTAGCGATACCATATACAGAAGATGGTCAAGATATTTGTCAAATGCTTATTGAAGAAGGTCATGCAGTTGAATATCATGGTGGTACTAAAACAGCAAGAATCCGTGATGACGGAACTTGGGGAGAATAAAATGCATATATCAGATGAAGGTTTATATCTTATAAAAAAATTTGAAGGCTTAGAGTTAGAAGCTTATCAATGTGCTGCAGGTGTATGGACCATTGGTTATGGTTATATTAAGGGCGTTCAAGAAGGTGATGTATGGTCTGAAGAAAAAGCAGACTATATGTTATTTAGAGAATTAGAAGAAGAATATGAAGGATATGTGAACGATTATGTTCATGTGCCTTTAAATCAATGTCAATTTGATGCTCTCTGTTCGTTTGTTTATAACCTTGGGGGTAATGCATTAAAAAATTCAACCCTGCTTAAGGTGCTCAACACAGGAGACTATGAGGGTGTTCCTGAACAAATCATGCGATGGAATAAAGCAGGTGGAAAAGTTTTAGCAGGATTAGTTAGAAGAAGGGAATGTGAGTCTTTGCTTTTTCAAGGCATGAGGTGGGAACATATATAATGGCTCTGTCCAAAACCCAAAACAAAAGATTGGGTGCTATCTTATCAGTCATGTTCAAAGAAGATATCCCAAGATATCTTTTATCTGATGTTATTGATGATGGGTATGTAGTTGAAGATGATGATTCTTTTCACCTCACAGATAAAGGCGTTTCAGAAAAAAACAGACTCTGCACACTTGCAGGACTTAATATCAAATATACTAGCGAACAAAAAAAGTAATGTATCTAATGACTTTGTGTCAGAATTGCGAATTAGAGAAGTACAAATGCAAGTGTCTAAATATGACAAACAAAGGGAAATACTGGGAAGCAGAAACCCAAAGATTTTATACTTGGGAAGAACTTAAAGAGTATTACAGGAAAAAATCTAAGAAGTCTGATTAGATTTATCAACCCTAACTTTTCTGCCACTAGCATAAGTCAATTCTCTATAATGACCTGCTTCACTTTTTTGGAAATAATAAATAGTTATTTTTTCATCAAGTTCTTCTCTTAGAAGTTCTTGTTGTCTTTTTTCTTTTGCTTTAATTGCTTTTGGATAAGCCATAAAAATCACCTTTAATTTTATATTTGTAGTTAGCTTTTACTGGTGGATTAGTTTTGGTATGCAACATCCAATAAGCACTATCTTTTGCATCTTTCAAAGATTTAGCTTTTACAGTAAAAGTAGCTTTTTTAGTTTCTTCTATTTCAATTTCATAATATTTCATTTTATTC